CCTGTTCGCACAGAATACAACACACCACAACCTACTAGGTGGACTTGATGAGATTGAACGCAGATACAACACACCCTGACTATGATAAATACGAGAGCCGATGGGAGTTCTATGTTCGCTCTTATCTGGGTGGAGAAGATTACTTTAATGGCGCATATCTAACGCGCTATATATCAGAAACCAGTGATGACTACGACCGCAGACTTGATCTGACACCCCTAGATAACCACGTTAAGAACATCGTGCATATCTATTCTAGCTTCCTATGGCGAGTGCCACCTACCAGAGCATATAACAGCGCGGCTAACAATGTCGCCTTAGAGCCGTTTCTAGATGACTGTGACTTAGAGGGTCGTAGCTTCAATGCGTTTATGCGTGAATGCCAGATATGGGCAAGCGTCTATGGTCATGTTTGGGTAATGATGGACAAGCCTAAGTCTAACGCAGGTACAAAGGCAGAAGAGTTAGCGCAAGACATCCGACCTTATGTAACTATGTTTACCCCTGAGAACGTCTTAGATTGGAACTACGTAAGAACCCCTAGTGGTAGATTTGAACTTGATTACCTTAAGGTCAGAGAGTCTGTTATACGTGTAGATGAGACGACCACAGAGACTTACTACCGCGTCTGGTACAAAGACCGCGTGGAGTTATGGCATTCTGTTAATGACCTTGATAAGCAAATAGAGGTTGATAACAACGTACTAGGTCGCATCCCTGCTGTATTCCTACCTGCTAACCGTAGCGTCACCAGAGGTATAGGGTTGAGTGACATAGCAGATGCAAGCTATATGCAACGCGCTATCTACCAAGAACTGTCAGAGATAGAACAGCTTATACGGATCAGCAACCACCCGACCCTGTGTAAAACGCACGGTACAGATGCCAGTGCAGGAGCAGGGGCAGTCATTAATCTACCTGATGATATGGACGCAAGCCTAAAGCCTTACCAACTACAACCTAGTGGACAGAACTTAGACGCTGTACGCGCATCTATAACCGATAAGATCGAATCTATTAACCGCATGAGCCATATGGGTGCTGTACGTGGCACAGAAGCTATGACCATGAGTGGCGTGGCTATGCAGACAGAATTCCAAATGCTCAATGCGAAATTAGCAGAAAAGGCTGATCTACTAGAATTAGCTGAAGAGCAGTTATGGCTGTTGTTCTGTGATTGGCAAGACGTTACCCCTGATGTAGAGATATTCTATCCAGATGCATTCGACCTACGTGATTACGATAAAGAACTAATGTTCCTTCAGCAGTTGCGTTCTACTGGCGTTAAGTCAGTTACATTGTCACAAGAGATAGACAAGAAGATTGCCGATTTGTTGCTTGATGATGAGGAACTTGCAAAGTCACACGTTGAAATAGAATCTGGTACACAAGTATTAGGTCAGTTTAATGAACAGGCACTTGAGATCGGAAGCTAATGGCCGCAGATATTGATCAGTTGCGTGAACTGATTAGGCTTGCTGAAACCCATCAGGCAAAGTTAGCAAGCGCGTTAGTTAAGCTAGAGAATCGTATAGCTGACATCATGGCTACTGCCCCGCTAAGAGATGGCGAGTTGTTTGACCTAGAGTGGGCTGTACAGGCTAGGGTTGTTCTGCGTGAGGCTATAGAGCAAGAATACCTAACGGTAGTTGATGGCTTAGTTCGACAGTATAACGATGTAGCGGCTAAGGCTATTGCCATGCTAGGGCAGTACGGTGACATTGCTAACCTAGATGCTAGTATTATTCAGCAGTTACAGAGCCTAACCTTTAAAGGCTTTGAGGATTTAGGACAACAGTACCTAGATGTCATTGCTAAAGAGGTCTACGAAAGCACCCTAACAGGAACACCATTTGCCGCAAGCGTAGCAACGATTAGAGCCACTGTAGGCAGTGATCTAGGGCGTTATGCTAGTCAGCAGTTACACGACTCCCTAATGCAGTTTGACGCGGCTGTAAACACTAGAGTTGCCTTAGAGTCAGGTGCTAAAGAGTTTAAGTATCAAGGGCCAGATGATGAGGTCACTAGAGCATTTTGTGGAAAGCACGTAGGCAAGACATATACTAAAGAAGAAATTGAAGAAATCTGGTCTGGTAGTTGGACTGGTAAGATAGATGGTAATCCATTTATTGTGCGTGGTGGCTATAACTGCCGCCATAGGTTTAGGGCTGTATTCTAAGGAGACAATCATGCCACAAGGTAAAGGTACATACGGTAGTAAAGTAGGACGACCCAAAAAGAAGAAAAAAACCAAGAAATAATTATATGCTACAATGTTAATTCACCAATACTCTATAAGAGGTTCGTAACATGAGCGATGAAATCATGGCATCAGAAGCTGATACTGAGACAGCGGCAGTAGAAACTCAGGAAACCAAGACCTTTACTCAGGACGAACTAGATCGAATTGTTGCGGATCGCGTAGCAAGAGAGCAAAGAAAGTTCGACAAGAAGATACAAGGCATTGATCTGGATGACGCAAAGGAACTGATGGCAAAGCGTGAAGCCGCAGAACTGGAACGACAAAAGGAGCGTGGCGAGTTTGATTCTATCCTTAAGAAAACGGTCGAAAAGAAAGATATGGAAATACAGAGTTACAAAAGCAAGTTGCAACAGACGCTCGTAGATGGAGCGATTCTTGGTGCGGCTTCTAATAATAACGCTGTCAATCCAAATCAAGTATCACAGTTATTGAAAGACCAGACCAGACTATCAGATGATGGAACGGTAGAGGTGCTAGACGGTAACGGTGTACCGCGATACAATGACAGCGGTGATCTGCTATCAGTTAATGAAATGGTATCAGAATTTTTAACAGTAAACCCACACATGGTCAAAGCGTCACAAGGTGGCACAGGCTCGATGGGTAACACTGGTGGCTCTACACAGAAGCCTCAATCTGTGGCAGATATGGTTGCTAACTGGAGTAATGGCGGCAAAGAAGCATTTGCCTCCATGAAGAAAAAGTAACCACCAAACCACTATTTAATTTTTTGAGGATACAATCATGGCCGCAACAACTTCAACAACTCTTGACGATCTCTTTGTAAATATCGTCGCACAAGCACGTTTCACTGCTGAAGAGCAGTCCCTAATGATGGGTCTCGTTACTCAGTACAACATCCAAGCCCAAGCAGGAAAGACCATTCAGGTTCCTAAGTACCCTGCCATTGCCGCGGCAAACTTGACCGAAGGCACTGACATGACTAGCACTACTGTTTCTACTTCTTCAGTTTCTGTAACTGTAGGAGAGGTAGGCGCACAGGTTCTATTGACTGACATGGCTACTTACGGTGACGGCAACCCTGCTGTTGAGTTAGGTACTGTTCTTGGTAACGCTATCGCTACTAAGATTGATACTGACCTTATTGCTTTGTTTGACGGTTTCTCTGGTTCTATCGGAACCGCAGGAGCAGAGATCACTGTAGCTGACCTATTTAAGGCCGCGGCTACTTTGCGTTCTAACAAGGTTACTGGAACTATCAATGCTGTTGTACACCCATTCCAAGCGTACCAGTTGAAAGCTAACCTAACTAACACCTTTGCTAACCCAAATGGTGGCGACTTGCAGAACGAAGCAATGCGTAACGGTTATGTTGGTACTATCGCAGGTATCAATGTATATGAGTCTGCTAACGTAGCTATTGATGGTAACGACGATGCTAAAGGTGCTGTATTTGCTCCAGAAGCATTGATGATCGCTATGAAGCGTGACTTCAACATTGCGCCTCAGCGTGATGAGTCACTACGCGCATTCGAGTTAAACGCTACTGCTGTATATGGCGTTGCTGAACTTGATGATGCATTCGGTGTTGAGATTCTATCTGACTCCGCATTGTAAGACTGACTGCCCCTTCTTCGGAGGGGGCTTTCTTATAAGGTAAAATGGTAATGGCATATTCAAGCGATGCAGATTTATTAAAGTTAATTCCAGACATTCTCGATCTAGGTATCGAGTCTTTTGTATTGGAACACCCAAAAGCACAGGCAGACATACAGCGCGAGTTACGGATTAAATGGTGGCCGCGAAAGAATATTGCAGGTGAGATGGACAACAGCAAACTTACCTCAACACAGTTTACAATGGCAAGTGCCTATCTAGTATTATGGCGTTATGCTTTACCGCAGTTAACCAACTGGGTAGAGGGTGATCGATTCCAAAGCATGATTGATTTCTACAAGGCGCGATACGGTGAAGAGTTAGAGGCTGTATTGGCTGATGGCGTTGACTATGATGCAGATGGCGATGGCGTTATTAAGGAAGATGAAAAGCAACCTGTAGGACAAAGGTTAGACAGATAATGGAATTTACTGTTGACGCTGATTTTAAACAAGCATCTCGCGCTTTAAAAAAGAGAGGCAAAGATTTAAAGTCGAGCGTTAAAAAAGCCTTATTAATTACAGGATTAAAAGGCATAGAAATTATAGAAGATAGAACCAGTAAAGGAAGAAGTTACAAAGGTTCGTTTTTTAAGAAGTATAATGCTCAATATAAAGCATATAGACTTTCAAGAGGTAGAAGCAGTAAGCCTAATTTAGAGTTTACTGGAAAAATGCTTGGTAGCATGGCGGTAATATCTAGTAGTAGGCAAGCAGAGATTTACTTTACTAGAGGCACTGAATCTAAGAAAGCGGCTATGAATGAAAAGAAAAGACCGTTTTTCGGGTTTAGTCGGAGTGAGCAAAAGCAACTTGGTAAAGTATTTGAAAGGTATTTGAAATGAGCGTAAGAGAAGAAATAGCTGAAAATATTGTTACTACACTAAAGGGCATTAAAAGCCCTGTTGCTGTAAAATATGCTACTCGTGAGCCGTTCGACTTTGAGAAGCTGTCCAACGCTCAGTACCCTGCTGTCTTAGTGCGTAGTGCTGATGAAAGCAGAGAAGATACATCGATAGGTGGATCGATAACCCAGAGAATGGGTACGATTAATTATGACTTGGTTTGTTTTGTTAAAGGCTCTGCGATTGACAGTGCAAGAAACAACATAATCGAGGCGATTGAAGAAGGTCTTGACGTTGACCGTACTAGAGGCAGTAAAGCCATAGATACGCAGGTAGTCAATGTTGAGATAGATGAAGGTTCTATTGATCCCATTGGTGGGGTCATTATTACAGTCCGTATAGTATATCAGTATACTCGCGGCACAACTTAACTTAACTTAAAAGGTACATATCATGGCGACTAAAACAGGCGCATCTGGAGTAGTAAAAGTACAAGTCTCAGGCACGACTGTTGCCGTGGTAGGCGAGGTACGTTCTTTCACGTTTGACGGTTCAGCAGACACTATCGAAGATTCAGTAATGGGCGATTCTTCTAGAACTTACAAGCAAGGCTTAAAAACCAACACAGTTTCAATCGAATGCTATTGGGATGAGGCTGATGCACAGCAGTTAATTCTTGACGAACGTGCTTCTGTAGATTTTGAAATCTATCCTACTGGCACTGGTTCAGGCGAGACTTTCTTTTCAGGCGGTGGCATTGTAACTTCTCGTTCTATCAGTGGAGCATTTGATGGAATGGTTGAAGCAAGTTTTACCATTCAGTGCAGTGGAGATGTAACCGAAGCACAAGTATAAGGGGATTAAACCATGGGATTAGCAAAAGAGTTACGAAGCAGAAGAAAGTTATCAGCGCGAGAAGTATTAGTGCCTGAGTGGGGTGACGATTCTGGAGCATTTAAGTTATATTGCAGAAGCATTACGTGTTATGACTTAGACCAGTTACAGAAGAAGCACCCTAACTTTTTAAACAATATGACTATCAGTGCAATGGTGGATTTGATTTGCATGAAGGCAGAGGATGAAGGCGGCACTAAGTTGTTTGCATCTGCGGAAGATAGGTTAGATTTGATGGGCGAGGAGACAAGCGTTATATCAGAAATAGCCAATCAGATGTTTGCTGAGATAGAGTCTGCCGAGGAACACGAAAAAAACTGAGAAGCGATCACTCAAGGATGACCATGTTATCTCTGGCTGATCGCCTTCACATGAGTATTGCTGAAGCGGAACAAACGCCCGTTAGTCATTTGAACGAATGGGTTGCATACCACAAAATAGTTGGCGAGAAAAATGATTAACCCTATTAAAATTGCTATTGCAGGTCTCGATAACACAGAAGCAGTATTTGCGGCAGTACAAAAAAGGTTTAGGAAACTTTCTGCAACTATCGACAAGGTTAAAAACCGATTTCCTTTATTAAGTGCATCATTCGCAAAGGTTGGCGGTTTTCTTAAAAGCGCAATATCTACTATTGTCAAAAGTGCATTAGCGATGGGGGCGGCCTTCACGGTTGCCTTATCCGCTATCACTATCAAAACTATGTCTTCTATAGATGCATTAGGGAAGATGTCATCTAAGATAGGAACAACGGCAGGGTCACTTGCTAAACTCCAATTTGCCGCAGAGCAGACAGGCGTATCTGCTGAAACTATGGGTATGGCAATGCAACGCTTTACTCGTAGGGCGGCAGAAGCGGCTAGAGGTACAGGCGAGGCTAAAGGTGCATTGAAAGAACTAAATCTAAGCGCGGCTGAATTAATTAAGATGCCGTTAGAAGATCAAGTTCTTGCTCTTTCTAAATCATTTGACAAAGTAGAAACATCTGCTGACAAAGTTAGATTGGCTATGAAGCTGTTTGACTCTGAAGGTGTTGCGCTTGTAAACACTTTAGGCGCAGGTTCTGATGGCTTACAGGCAATGTTTAGTGATGCTGAAGCATTGGGTCTAGTTTTATCCGAGGACGCAGTAGACGGTGTAGAAGCCGCTAATGACTCCATGAATCGTCTTAAGACATTGTTTGTTGGATTTAGCCGACAAGCCGTTGCCGCGTTTGCTCCTGCAATAGACGAGATAGCAAAATCATTAACTGAACTTGGTTTGAAAGCCGCTGATGGCGATGTTCAGAATATTGGTGAAGTAATTGCAAAGTCTATTGTCGACGGTCTGGTTTCTGTTTTGGAAGTCATACAGAAAATGATGAATGCGTTTGGTGAGATGGCGCACGAAATCAAAAAAATATATAGAAACTTTTTCCCAAGCAAGGAAATGGAAGCTGACAAAAAACGCTTAAACGATTTGTTCAGTACGCCTATTGAAGACATTAATTTATTTTCAGATAAGCAATATGAACTATTTGAAGCAGAAATTGCGGCACTAAAAAACAAGATTGCAGGAGAAGAAGGCGATTTTATACCTTTTGATTTTTCAGAATTAATTGCAGGTCTTGTGAGAGTTAAAGACGCTATCGGTGTAGTCGGTGAAGCGGTTGAGCCAGTAATAGATGAGATCGCGACATTAGGGGAAGGTAACTGGTTTGAAAAACTTATTGGCTCTGCATTAGATTTTAAAGATATAGCAAGTGTAGCTTTTGGAAGGGTTGCAGATCAAGTATTTGACTTTGATAGCGCAATGAATTCATTAGTTACTGGCTCTATTGATGCAATGGTTCAGGGTTTTTCTGACATGATGACAGGTGCTAAGAGTTTTGGTAACGCTATGAAGGATATGGCAAAAACCGTTATTGATGCTTTAATGAAAATGTACATTAAATATATGATTGTTCAGCCGCTGTTTGACATGATGTTTCCAAATGCAAGAGCAGGGGAAGATGTGCCAGCAGGCAAAGCATTAGGCGGCCCAGTGCAGGCTAATACTCCTTATCTTGTAGGTGAGCGTGGCCCAGAACTATTTATGCCTAACTCTGGCGGTAACATTATTCCAAATAACAAAATGGGTGGCGGTAGCAGTAGTGTAGTAGTACAGCAGACTATCAACGTGACTACAGGCGTACAGCAAACCGTACGTGCTGAGATCGTTCAGTTAATGCCTCAGATAGCCCAAGCCGCTAAAGGTGCTGTTGCAGACGCTAGGTTGCGCGGTGGTAACTTCTCTAAAGCAATGGGAGGCGCATAATGCCCTTATCTTTTCCCTCAGTAGGCATACAGAATATGTCAATGCGGCTAAAACGTGTTGTTGCTGTTGCTGAATCGCCCTTTACTTTAGATACTCAAGTATATACTCATCAAGGCGCAAGATGGGAAGCAGAGGTATCTTTACCTCCACTTAGCCATGCAGAGGCACGATCAGTTGAAGCATTTATTGTTGGCCTTATCGGAAGGGAAGGCACTTTTACTTTTGGCAATCCTTTACATACAAGCACTCTTTCGGCTAACACTGTCAGTAGTGCCGCTATAAGGGCAGAGTCATTCACACTAGGCTCAGGAACAGCCGCAGTATCCGCAGGAACTTACTTTGAGTTAAATGATTACCTTTACCTAGTCACGCAAGATAAGGCGGCAGGAGCGACTACGTTAAACTTTCAGCCACCCTTAAGAGTTGCTGTTACCTCATCTCAGGCTGTTAAATACAACCTTCCTAAAAGTCTATGGCGTATGACCTCTAATGATATTGGTTGGTCGATTAACGAGGCTAGTATTTACGGCTTTACCTTTGCTTGTGTGGAGGCGTTATGAGTAGAACACTTACTACCTCTATGCGTGATGCGCTTGTCGCTGATACGGTTCGACCTATCTACCTAGTACGCATGGTATTTGACCAAAATATTGCGGCAGGTACTTTTGTTACAGGACACAAGTATAAAATAGTCAGTGTTGGTAATACTGATTTTACAGCTATTGGGGCAAGTGCAAACACGGTTGGTGTGACCTTTACTGCTACTGGTGCAGGTTCAGGAACTGGAATTGCAAGTGAAAGCCCTGCTGAATTAAACCTATGGTCTGGTGTTGGCGATCTTTCTTATGATGGCGAGACCTATCTTGGTGTTGGCGATTTGCTAGGCATAAGTGAAATCAAAGAAAGTGCTGACATCTCAGCGACAGGAATGAACATTAGTCTTACAGGTGTTAAATCATCTTTAGTATCTGTGGCAAAAGATCACGAATATCAAGGCAGACCATTGACGGTTCACCTTGGCGCGTTTGATACATCTGGCTCTTTAGTTGCTGACCCTATCATTATCTTTTCTGGCTTTATGGATACCATGACTATTGCCGAAGCAGGGGAATACTCAACTATATCGATTGCAGTGGAAAACAAACTTATCGCTTTTGAGAAAACAAAAATAAGACGATATACAGCAGAAGATCAGAAGATTGAACATCCTACAGACAAAGGTTTTGAGTTTGTAACCGCCATTGTAGAGAAAGAAATCATCTGGGGTAGGCCAACAGGTTCAACTGGTGGCAGTTCAGGAGGCTCTGGCGTTAATGGTGGTGCAGGTAATAATGGTAGTTGGAATACAGCTTGATAATTGCTCACGAATGTCTAGCCAATGTTAAGCAAGATATTCTGCCGCTTTTAGAAAAGCACTGGCTAGAAACAGAACCAAACCAAGAAACAATTTTGCTTAATCCAGATTGGGAGCAGTATGCCTTGTTAGATTTAGCAGGGATTTTGCATATTTTTACAGCGCGTAACGAAGGAATCCTTGTTGGATATTTGGTAATGATGGTTTCAAAAAGCATCCACCATAAAGACCACTTATTCGGTTCTACTGATGTTATTTACGTTAAGCCTGAGTATCGCAAAACACATACTGGTGCAGATTTAATTAAGTTTGCAGAATCACATTGTAAAGAAAATGAAGTTTCTTTGATGACTCTTAACATGAAGGTAGAATTTCCATTTGATCGGCTAATGACTACAATGGGGTTTAATCTTCTTGAGCGTGTATATCACAAATGTTTTTTAGGAAAATAAAATGGCAACAGTAGTCGTAGCAGGGTTAAGTGCCGCAATAGGATCAGCGGCCGCAGGATTAACTATCTTTGGTCTTGCGGCAACTAGTCTTGCAGGATTTGCCGCGGCTTTTGCTCTTGGAGCAGGACTTAGCTTAGTCTCGCGCGCATTAATGCCTAAGCCTGATCTTGGCGCTCAGATGGCAGGTCAGTCTGTAATGACTAGAGAGGCGGCTCATTCTCGCAAGATTATTTATGGTCGTGCGCGTATTGGTGGCAATGTTGTTTACTTAGAGTCTACTGGAGATGATAACAAATACCTTTGGCTTGTAATTGCTGTTGCAGGGCATGAGATTGATGCCTATGAACAGGTCTGGTTCAACGACAAAAAGATTTGGGATGGTGGCTCATATGTTAGTGATTGGGGGTCGTATGTATCAATCAGTTTTAAAGACGGTTCTCAAACAACAGCAGATTCAGGACTAGTTGCCGCATCTACTAAGTGGACATCTAATCATAAGCTACTGGATACCGCTTACATGGTGGTCAAGCTAACCTATGACCAAGAGCAATTTGCCCAAGGTCTGCCAAATATCTCTACCGTAGTTCGCGGCAAAAAGGTTTGGCATCCAAGCCACTCATCGCCTGTATGGTCGCAAAACCCTGCGCTCTGTGTAAGGGATTACCTGACTGATACCAAATACGGTTTAGGCGAATCATCATCTAATATTGCTTCTATTAATACTGCTTTGGGGGTGTGTGATGAAGCTGTCGATCTAGCGGCAGGTGGAACGCAACCGCGCTACACATTAGATGGAGTTATTGATACTGGTAACTCTATAAAAGCCAATATCGAAAACATGGTAGGTTCTATGATTGGCCGCTTGGTTTATTCTGGCGGTAAGTTTGAGATTCATGCAGGTGAATACGTTGCTCCTACGGTGACGATTGATGAGTCAATGATGATCGGTGAAATTAGTGTTCAGACTAAACAGTCAAGACGCAGTGCCTACAATGGCGTTAAGGGAGTTTTCTTAAGCGAAGAAGATAATTACATCCTAGCTGATTACCCTGCTCAAATATCCTCTACCTATGCCGCTCAAGATGGTGATCCAATATATTTGGATATGCCTCTGCCATATACCGTAAATAATGTACGCGCTCAGAGGATCGCACAACTCGCTCTAAGGCGATCTAGGCAACAGGAATCTATTACTATTCCCTGCAACTTAAACGCGCTTAAATTTAAAGTGGGGGACAATATAAGCGTTACAAACACACGCCTTGGATATTCTGCCAAGGTGTTTGAAGTTGTTGGCTACTCGATGGGCTTTAGTTCCGATCAAATGGTTGTCAACGTAGAAGCGATTGAAACCGCATCTTCTATTTGGTCTTGGGATGAAGATGAAGAAGTATTCTTAGGTGCAGGTGAAGTTGATATTTATGACGGAACAAGCACTACTGCCCCTGCGAGTATTTCTGTTACAGCAGATACTTTTATATCATCGGACGGAACATCTAGTGCTTCTTTTGATGTTAGTTGGCCTAACTCTGTTGATGCGTTTGTAGATCATTATGTCGTAGAGTGGAAAGTATCTACGGATAGTTCTTATTTTTCTCAGTCCACAAAGACTTCCCCTCTACAGATTGTTGGTTTAGACCCTAGCAAAACTTATAACGTAAGAGTGAAAGCAGTAAATGGGTTAGCGGTATCTAGTAGTTATGTAAGCGCACAAGCAGTTCCTGCAACTGATACCACCGCACCATCTGTTCCGACATCTATTTCTGCAACAGCAGGGTATAAGTCTATTAGTTTAAAATGGACAAACCCTAGTGAAAAAGACTTTAACAATGTAGAAATCTATCGCTCTACAGCATCTGATGGTACTTATGCAGACGTGTCTAACGTGGCAGGTGGATTTGGCTCAAAGGCTGAACACTTAGATGGCGGTCTTACTGATGCAACTGCATTTTATTACAAGTTTAAATCAGTTGATCTATCAGGTAACAAGTCAGCATTTTCCTCTGTTGTAAATGCTACAACTAATGCGGCCTCTATTGATGGATCAGACGGCAAATCAACTTTCACAGCGCCAATATTTAAGAGGGCATCTAGCGCACCTTCTGCTCCTAGTGGTGGTAGCTTTAATTTTGGTACTAATACTTTAACACCGCCTTCAGGTTGGGCTATTGCTGTACCATCTGGGACAAATCCAATTTATCAGGCTAATTTTCAGTTTTCGATATCTGGTGACACTGGCACTGTTACGGCAGGAACATGGTCTACTCCTGTAATTATTGCTGAGAATGGCGAAGATGGTACAGACGGATTGAGTACGTTTACGTTTGCTGTTCACAAAAGAGCATCATCTACGCCTAGTGCGCCCTCTGGTGGCTCGTATAATTTTGGAACTAATACAATTACTGCTCCTAGCGGATGGTCTGAAACTATTCCTAGTGGCACTGACCCTATTTATATTTCTTCTACACGAGCGCAAATAAGTGGGGCTACAGGTACAGATTCTAGTTTAAGTTGGACAGCGCCTATAGTATTTGCAATTAACGGTGACAATGGTGGCGATGGTGTAAACACTGCACCTGTATATGCGTACAAGCGATCATCATCAACTTTAGGATCGACAGACAAGCCAACAACTACTCGCACTTGGACTTTTGCAAATGCGTCTTTTGGTAATAACGATTTAGGCAATAGTTGGACAGGTGAAGTACCGTCAGGCACAGATGACTTGTACATTTGTGCGGCAGTAGCATCATCAACTGGAGCAACAGATTCAGTAGTTGCGGCTGATTGGTCTTCACCTCAAGTCTTGGGTACAAAAGGCGAGGATGGCGACAATGGTGTTAATACTGCTGTTGTTTATGGTTATAAAAGGTCAGCGTCAACCGTAACAGATAAACCAAGCACTACTAGAACTTGGACATTTAGTTCTGGTACTTTTAATAACAACGATCTTGGAAATAGTTTTACTGGCGAAATACCAAGCGGCACTAATGAGTTGTACGTTTGTACTGCTGTGGCGTCATCGGTCAATAGTACTGACTCTGTTACAGGCACAAGTGATTGGTCTGCTCCTCAGTTATTAGCGGCAGAAGGAACCGATGGTACTGACGGTTTTAACACTGCCGTTGTATACGGGTATAAACGATCATCTTCTGCCGTAACTGATAAGCCAAGCACTACAAGAACGTGGACGTTTAGCACAGGCACGTTTAACAACAATGATTTAGGTAATGGTTTTACTGGTGAAATACCAACTGGCACAGATGACCTATATGCTTGTACTGCTGTTGCAACAAGTCAATCAAGCACTGATAGCGTCACTG